CGTTGGACATGTCCTTGAACGCCACCAAACGATAATTCTCCGGATGAATACCCTTTTTCATTTCGTTGTTTTTGTTTTTAATTAATGCTTAAGCGCGACAAAGGTACGAATTAATTCGCAACAAACAAGCCCGCGTGCAAATTTTTTCGCACCCGAAGCACCTCGGGGTTGCGCAATCTGAATACTTTTTCTATCTTTGCGCCACGAAAGCGCCCCCGGGGCGCAGGACCGGGCCCATAGCTCAGTTGGTCAGAGCAGCGGACTCATAATCCGAAGGTCGTGGGATCATGCCCCTCTGGGCCCACTTGAAAATCAGCCATTTACACACAGGTAGATGGCTGATTTGTTTTTCATTTACACACAATTTATACACAACTTTGCCGATTTTTAATGCTGTTAAACCTCGATTGACCCCATCCGAAAGGTTTGGCTTTACGCGTTTACGCGCGCACATACAGCGAAAAATTACCGAGTCTCGCACGCGCGTAAAGGATGTCGGAAAATTCCTCGTAGCCGGATAATACAGCGCAATGTCGATGATACCGTTGTGCCTCCAAAAGACCAGCAGGGCCAGCAACAGCAAACCCAGCCGCCCGGATTGACGGCTGGGGCAAATAATCGCTCCCGAATGAAGTTGAGAGGTCTCGTAATCGAAGGTTATTTTGTGCTTCAAGATTCCCGGCATAGGCGCTGATACAAACAATCCGCAGCCATTATTACCCGCACAATTCTGCGCAGCGCCCATATCACAACATCGGGGCGTACATCGGGACTCGCTGCGTTTTGTTTCAACTCTTTCAAATCGTCGAGGGTTTCGGCGACGGATATTTCGTGCAGCACGTTTGTGTATTGCTCTACCCACTGCATAAGCCCGTCGATCATTTCGGTGGAATCGATGTCGGCGTTAATCTCCTGCATCGAGCTGTTAAAATTGGCTACCCCGTAAGATATACCCGGTTTGTTGTAGTCCATAGCGTTAAAATTTTATTTATTGGTGAAACAGTAGCATTTATTCGTCGAGGGGTCGAACGTCGAAAATTCGCCATCCCTTTCCCATTCCCGGACGGTATAGCGCCCCTTCGGAAGATACCCCGCCCGACGGACGGCCTCGGCCTCGGTGGGGAATGTCCCCAACCGATAGCCGCCGTATGTCAGTTCGTAGATCATAGTTCGGTATTGTTGGACAACGTACATAAATTTTCCGTCATGGACATCACGGCCAACTTCATTACCTCGTCTTGCGCTTTGCCTAATGCGCTGTCAAATTCACTGTTCACCTCATTGACCGCCGAGCCGCCGTAATCCATTTCGGTAACTTCCGCCGCCTCGCCGCAGAGGTCCGATAATTTGATATAGATAGCCAGGTATCCGGCGGTCATCGGGCTTAATTTTACGTTTTTCAAATCTTCGATAGTCATGATTTTATAGTTTTAATCGGTTAGTTCAACATTAATTGCAAGGCTTCGGCGATCTCCGGACACTCCCGGCCCGCCCGGTCCCATACGGCGGGGACTTCTGTAAATTCGCTCATCTCGTCGTTGCACAACCGGGCCGAATAGTCAACGAATATCGTGTACCCCTTGTGGGTAATTTCGAAACCTTCGCTTACGCCGTCGCAGTTGAAGGTGATGTAATCGGCCGCCTTGCGGGCCATTGTCCGAATGTCGGACCGGGTTAATTGTTCATTCATTGTTTTATCGAGGTTTTGCGAGAATCTCGCTATTTTTCAATTTCCGTAATAGGTGTTGAGGGGCGGTACGCCCCCGGTTATCGTTAGTCTCCGTAATACGTTCTGCTGTTGCCGTAGTAGTCGGCCGGAACATTTGCCAGCGGATGCCATTCCGCAACCTTCGATTCCTCCATCGGGCGGTTCTCGATTATCGCCGTCATGACCGCCAGCTTCTCGTTACGCCAAGCCTTGCGCAGGCAGGCCGAAAAGGTCATCGAAGCGTTGGCACGTTTCAGATACCAGGCGTTGCGCATGATCTTCGATTTGTTGTAGCGGGTGCGGGTGGTTGTCATAACATTTATAGTTATTGGTTTTATTTCTTGATGCAAATATAAAGCTATAAATTTAATTATGCAAATAAAAAATAAAGTTTTTACTATTATTTTTGCAGAAAAATAAAGTTATAGCTACATTTGTACCAGTACCAAAGATTTAAAGCTATGGATATAAAGAGAACAATAAAGGCTAACGGCCTAACTGTTAAAGAAGTGGCCGAAAAAATGGGAATTACGCCCGTCGGACTTAGCCAGCATATTAATGGGAATCCAAGTGTAGAAGTGCTTGAGCGTATTGCCGCCGCTATTGGTTGTAACGTGGGTGATTTTTTCGCCCCTCAACCGACAAACACAATCACCTGCCCGCATTGCGGCAAACTTATCAAAGTAGAAAAAGGGGAATAACCTCAAACATCTGCATCATGGAACAAGAATTGATACTATACAATTCAGCCGACGGAAAAAGTAGTGTTTCATTACTGGCCCGCGACGGATCGGTCTGGCTCAATCAAATGCAGTTGGCCGAACTTTTTGCCACCTCGGTCCCCAACATTAGCCAGCACATAAACAACATACTAAAAGACAAAGAATTAACCGCCGATTCAGTTATTAAGAATTACTTAACAACTGCCACAGATGGCAAGCCCTACCAAGTTAAATTCTATTCATTGGAAATGATTTTAGCGGTAGGGTTTCGCGTTCGATCTATCCGCGGCGTGCAGTTCCGCCAATGGGCAAACCGCAATCTTGCCGAATACCTGCGTAAAGGGTTTGTAATTGACGATGAGCGATTGAAAAATCCCGATGGCCGCCCGGATCATTTCGACGAACTTCTCGCCCGTATTCGCGATATTCGAGCCTCGGAAAAGCGATTTTATCAAAAGGTGCGCGATCTGTTTGCCTTAAGTAGTGATTATGATAAAACAGACAAAGCGACACAAATGTTCTATGCAGAGACACAAAACAAACTTTTGTATGCCGTAACAGGGCAGACTTCCGCGGAGATTGTAACGACGCGAGCCGATGCAGATGCTCCGAATATGGGGCTGACTTCTTGGAAAGGGGCGGTAGTGCGCAAACAAGATGTGATTATCGCCAAAAACTATTTGACGCACGACGAATTGGATTCTTTGAATCGACTGGTCGTTATCTTTTTAGAAACGGCTGAATTCAGAGCCAAGAACCGAAAAGACCTCACAATGAATTTTTGGCGTGAAAACGTCGATAAAATTCTGCTTTCCAACGACCAACGCTTGTTATCTAACGCTGGAATGGTCCGTAAAGAGCACAAAGACGAATTCGCTTATCAGGTTTACGAAGAATTCAATGCACGCCGCAAACGCAAAGAAGCTATTGAGGCAGACCGTGAGGATATGGAACAACTGAAAGAACTGGAAAACGAAATAAAAAACCGTCCTATATGAATTCTAAAACCTATCAAATAGACGCCCAAAGCCTCGAACAGGCGCACACCCTTTTCGAATCGGGGGACATTGACCGCATAGAGGTAGGAACTGTGACCGGACTTTGTGAGATTCACCGCTATCTATTCGGTGGGTTGTATGACTTCGCCGGAAAGATTCGGACGCTGAACATTGCAAAAGGTGGCTTTCGCTTTGCAAATTGCCTTTACCTGGGCGCGATACTTCCGGTAATCGAGCAGATGCCGGAAACGACCTTTGAGGAGATCATCGCAAAATACGTTGAAATGAACATCGCCCACCCGTTCATGGAGGGCAACGGCCGGGCCACCCGGATATGGCTCGATATGATGCTGAAAAAGCGTCTCCGGCGAGTTGTGGACTGGCAGAAGGTAGACAAAGATTTATACCTTCAGGCGATGGAACGCAGTCCAATAAATGACCTTGAATTACGCGCGCTGCTCAGCCAGGCATTAACCGACCGCACGGATGATCGGGAGGTTATTTTCAAAGGTATCGAACAGTCGTACTATTACGAAGGATACGAGGCATAAATCTCAACGATACCGACTTATGACACAGAAACAAGCCATACAATTATTTGAGGAGCGCAAGGTGCGCACCGTATGGGATGACGCCTCCGAAACGTGGTATTTTTCGGTTATTGACGTAGTGGGCATTCTAACTGATAGCCCCGATCCAAAAAGATATTGGAGTGTACTAAAATCACGTATAAAAAAAGAGGGAGGGGGTGAACCTACTACAATTTGTAGTACCTTGAAAATGCCCGCCCCCGACGGAAAAATGCGTCTTACAGATGTTGCAGATGCACAGCAACTTTTCCGTTTGATACAATCGATTCCGTCCCCGAAGGCCGAACCGTTCAAACAATGGATGGCACAAATTGCCAGCGACCGTCTCGACCAAATGCAAGACCCGGAATTGTCCATTGAGCAGGCGATGATCGATTATAAGCGGCTGGGGTATTCCGACAACTGGATCAATCAGCGGCTGAAAAGTATCGAAGTCCGCAAACTTCTCACGGACGAGTGGAAACGTGGGGGCGTCGATGGTACGCAATATGCCACCCTTACGGACATTATCACGATGGAGTGGGCCGGACGTACCACGAAAGCCTACAAACGTTACAAAGGGTTGAAGAAAGAGAATCTGCGGGACAATATGACTAACGTCGAACTACTGTTGAACTCGCTGGCCGAAGCCTCTGCCACTGAATTGTCCCGGAACGAAAACCCGAAAGGCTTCAAGGCGAACGCCAACGTAGCCAAGCGGGGCGGCACGGTGGCCAGGGTTGCCCGGCAACAGCTCGAACACCAACTCGGACACTCCGTTGTATCGCCCCTTAATGCGCGGCAATACCTCGGAACGTTACCCGATAATCCGGCCTCCGAAACAGCCTATCTGACCTCGACAGAAAAGACAACAAAGCCCATTATTTGCGATGATTCCGAGGATATAAACAAATAGCAACCGCCCGGGATAGGGTGACCGTTTGCGTTGTATGTCCGTCCGATTGTCCAGGTGTTAAGGCGGCCCGGCTATTTGAGGCATATTGTTCGTTTCGTTCGAATATTCCCGGGATAAAACACCCGAAAGGCGCCGCAATTTGTCTGTTTAGTTCAATAAGACCCGACACAAACAAATATAAGCCAAGCCGACAACAAAGAAATAGCCGATTTGGCGGCTTTTATTCTTTGGGGCGACAGTTTCCATCCGCCGGGAGATCGTCGAAATTTCAGCATCCCAAAGCGCAAATAACGGACAAATACACCCGACAAAAGACAAAGAGAGCCGGGAATTATCTCGGCTCTCGTCATTTCGTCGTTATTCGGCACGCAGCGTGCCCCGTCATTCCTTTACTGCTACTGTCATTTTGCCAATGGACTGAATGATCGAAGCTGCGGCTTCGTCTACGGTGAAGGTGACGGCAGGAGTCTGTTTGATCTCCTTGCCGTTGGTGGTCACATCATGGCGGTCGGCAAGATGCAGAACACGCGACGCAATCGTCGGGTTGTACTGCTCACACATAGCACCCTCCAACTGATCGGATTCGATTCGCGCGCGCACGCGTGCACACACGACGGAAAACTCATCGAGCTTCTCGTATTCTCTGAATGTTTCCGGGATGATTCCGGCGAACACCGCAAAGCCGGATAATGTCAATGGGCGTTCATAAGGTACGGGAATAATAGAACCGTCGGCCAATACCTTGTTGCTGTATCGCGGATTCGCTTTCACCCATTCGACATACTCTTCGAACTTGGCTTCAAGAGCTTCGGGGGTATATGCACGAGGGCGGCCACTTTCTTATTAAGGGTATTCATGTTATTATTCGTATTTTTTTCGACCTAATTTTCCGAGGCTGTTTTGAACCTTGACCCGCTTCTCCCCTTTGATGATGTCAACCACTGCAACTCTGGGCGCCGGCATTTCAAGCATAGCTTCGCGGATCATCGCTTTCATCCCTCTCATTCCGTCGTTGCGCTGGGGAAGATTCGATACTTGGATGGCGTTTCCGCCGCTTGCCACGTTCATGGCCGAGAGCATTGCGCCCCAGTCGTTGACAGCCTGGGCGGTCATCACAGCTTCGCCGTTGGATAACATTGCGGGGATGCTGTCCGAAGTTCCGGTGCCCGGGCCCGTGACAAGGCCGCCTTCCGAGAAGAACGAAGGGATGGCTTGTGCGAGCGTTGTCGCCGATGCGATCGCCGCCTGCGCTGTTATAATTCCTTTCTGTGTTGCAAACCATATAGGTCCCGCAATAGGTCCGAGTTGGAATGATGCAACCATCGCTTCCATTGTTGCTTTTTGAGCGTCGATGATGATTTGCGTCACGGCCAATGCCTGCTCTGCAATGGCGAATGCCTCAAGATCATCGCCCAACGCCCCGAATAAACCTCTTAGACTCCCAACTAACGAGGAGGCGGCCGCCAGTTCGTCCAGTTGCACTTTTATTGCCTGATTTTGCGAGGCGATAGACAGGTCGGTCGTTTTCTTAATTGCATCTTGCACATTGTTTTCTGCATCCAGTCGGGCCATCTCATAGGCTTGAATAGAACCGTATTGCGCACTCCATTGCTCCTCATCCATTTGTGAAATAGCGTCATATTTACTTTGAGCAATACGCAATTCTTCATTTGCAACGGCCTGCTGCGCTTTAATCCGTGCATCCTTGTCGTCCCCGATCAATCCTGCATAGTTCCTGTTTTTTACTTGCGCAAGAGATAGTTTGTCCATCTCTTCCTGGACTTTGATCCGCATCTTGATCCTGTTCTCCGCATTGCGGGCTTCTTCCTCGAACTCCTTATCGCTCCAACGCTGGCGGATTTCGGATTCCTCCTTATACCTGCGTTCCTCCATATTCAGGATCAGCTGGTTTATAGCCTCCCGGGATTCCGCAGTCAGCGTTTTGTCGTATTTGAGTTTGTTTTCCAGCTCTTGGCGTTCCCACGAAAAGCGAAGCCGGGAAAGTTCCAGGTCTTTTTCAAGGCTCGCTTGTCTAAGTTCAAGAATGGATTTTGATAATTGCTTCTCTAAATCGAGCTGTGTCCTGGCGGCTTGTCGTGCTATTTTATTAGCAGCCTCTTGCGCCTTCTCATTCGTTCGTCCAAGTTCTTTTAAGCGTTTGATCTCATTCTCAACAGCTTCGGCCCTTTTATTCCGTGAAATGATTTCGTCCTCCGTGGTTGCGATCTCCTTGTTTATATCGGCAAGTTCTTGTTCCTTTCGCTTGATTAAATCCTTGATGGCCTCCCCTTGCCCATTGATGTCATCTGTACTGATCTTGTACATATCCATCAATGTTTTCATCGCTATTTTGTTTGCAGAAAGGGCTTCGTTATACCGATCCGTAGCATCTCGCACTTTATTCAGCGTGCTTTCCAGTTCATTGGAAACCTCTACATATTCACTCACGACCGGACGGTTCCCGGCCATAGTCGTCCGAGTTTTTGTAGTGTTCTCATTGAACATCCGGTATATTTCCTCCGCACGCTCTTTCAATTCCGGAATTTCACTATTTAACCCGGCACGAAACTCGGTAAAATAAGCGATCCCGGCCTCCCGGCCGAATTTTTTAATAAACTTATCCTGCACGCCTTCGAAGGCTTTATCCATTGCCTCGCCGTATTCTTCGGAGGCATTGGCATTGGATTCTTCCAATCCTTTAGCAATAGCTGCCGCCGTAATACTACTTGCAAGGGCATCATAAGCCGCCTTTTGGTCCTCCAAATTCCGTATCTCCTCCTTTTGGTTGGAAAGATAATCCTCGTATTTATCCTCTATGACTTTGCGGGCGGCGGCATATTCGGCTGTACCCTTTTTTGCCTCACGGAGGGCGTCAAACTCCCGCTTCAACTCTGATCGGCTGTTTTCAATGGCCCGGTTGAGGTCTTGCGTATATTGAGCAACATCCGACAACGCATTACCTGCGCTAAACAATCCCTTTACCCACGCCCCGATCTCTTTCCCGTAGGCCGTCAGCAGGGTAATGCCCACGACCAAAGCCGTCTGCCAGGAAAAGATAGACGAAATAACCTGCCGGAACACCGGGATCGTCATTTTCCCCTCGGCTCGCAACGCTTTATTATTGGCCGAAGCTCTCTTCAGTTCATCGGCAAGCATCGGCAGGTTGTTGGAAATCGCCAGAAAAAACTGCTGGGCGGACATCGTGAGCGACGGAAGTTCCCGGGCCACTTGTTGCACCTGGAAAGAAAGCGGACTAAGCGCACTTGCATAATTGCCGACATTGGACCGGAAATTCAGCAAATCCTGCTCGGCCTTGTTCACCTCCGTTTGCATATTGCGGACTTGTTCGGCCATCTTCATTCCTTTTGCCGATTTGCGGTCAGCTTCGGAGAGTGCATAATACTCTTTCGTCAACTTCGAAATATCGTTCCGGAGTTTATTAACGGAGCCATCAAGCTGCGCATCCTTCTTGACCTGTTCGTTGATCTGCTTCATGTATTGACGCTGCGCATCGGTATTATCCCGAATTACGGCTTTATACCGGGCCATCTTCTCGTAATAATCTGCATCCTCTTTCTTGAGGTTCTTAATAGACTGCCGGGTCTCATCTATTACCTTTTGCGCCTCTGCCCAGCCTTTGATAAGTTTCGAGTATTCGATCTCGATTGTGATGATCTTGTGAATGGAATCCTGTGCCATATATCCTCATATGGATTAAATAATTAACAATCTATTTTATACTAACCCAGCGCTCCGTGTCCCGGGTTATTCCCCGCTTCTGCTCGTCCGGTAGGAGCGGCTGAGAGGCGGATATACGCCCCCATCTACCGCCCCAAAAATAAGGACCTTTCGATTTGGAGACCTCAAAACCACATAACCGTCCGTCATGCCCGAACAGTTTCAAAACCGTCGCATTGTCGGTCGTAATG